GTTCCTCTTGCTCTTCCCTAGACTGAAAAGTTCCAGTCAATTCCGCGATCTGATCCTGTAATGCCTTTAACTGCTTTGCTACGGGGTCATTAGGATCGAGGTCACCTAGTCCCTGTTCATCATTAGGATCCGTAGGTTGGTTACCGCCCTGGCCTGGATTAAAGTCTGCAAGTGCATCCTTTACGATATCGGGATAAGCCTCTGCAAAAGCCTTTAAGAAATACTGAGGATCACTTTGCAGAATTCCCGCTACTTGTAAAGCACCTACAACATCATCAGGCTGATACTCACCAACAATTTCTTTCCACGGTTCCTGCTGAGAATGTAACTCTTGGAACCTCTGAGTTACGCCCGCGTCCCAATCTTTAAAGACTGGTTCAACTAATGGGCGTACTGTCTCAGGTAACTTCTCAAGATAATCCGCATAAGGAGCACGGTTTTCTTCTTGAGGAGTTGGCTGTTGCGGCGGGTCTGTAGGATTTTGTGGATCCCCCTGGACCGGCGGTTCTGTTGCTGCTTGACTCATTTACTCTCTCCGAGGTTTTTAGGAGGCTGTACGTATGCCCTGGCCTCTAATGAAAAACTACTACTAAAATTACGCCTACGACTACACCAAGAATAAAAACTGCCCAAACCGGCATACTAAACACCTGCCGCATCATCGGCGAGCCGTAAAGCATAAGTCAGGTCGTTCTCATTCATGGCATTAAGCCTAGCCGTAGTAAAGTAACTAGAGTTAATTGCCTGTAGCCTAGCCTTCATAGCAGCGACACTTGCGTAGTTAGCAGGACTCCCAACTGGAACTGAGAACACCGCAGATGTATGTCGCTTATCTGTAAAATTTAACCCCATCACATTCCTCCTGCTTGTGGTTGATCGGTTGGCATAGGCGGTTGTGCTGGTGGTCCCATATTACCGGGTGAAGGAGGCTGCGCCCCAGGATTTGCATTAGGATCTTGTCCCGGTGGAGGCATATTAGCAGCCATATCTGCGGCTTTATGTAACTCAACATGCTGCTGAAAATCTTGTTTAATTTTAGCAGGCAAGGCTTCGTACTGTTGAGACTTACGGAATTTATTATGAATCATAATGTGAACTTGATGATTGTCCCAATCATTAGGAGCAACCGTAATGCCGTCTGACAACTTTAAGTTTTCACGTTGCGCTTGTCGCTTGTCTACAAGAAAGTCCTCGTAAACTTTCTCGATACCGCCAACATCTAAAACCTGTAAGGCATCGTTGATTTGGATGGCGCCGAGTTTAATAAGATCCATAATGAAGGCTTGTTTTGCAGCCTTAGAAGTTGGTAAAGCCGAACCCGCTTCAACCCGTAAGTCGTTGTTACCCCCGAGGTCGGCTGTCTTATAAACGTGTGCGTCAAAAGTTCCATCCCGACCCATCACCCTAATAATGCGTCCCTCAGTCCAATACTGAGAAACGTGACTTAAGATGTGCCGACCTAACTTTTCGACTGCCGCTTCAAGCGATTCAATTGTATCGGAAAGTTGCGAATCATCTTGTTCTTGTAAGTAACTAAGAGCCGTCGCTGCTGTAACCTGTGACGGGTTCTGTCCCCTACTAATTTCGTGTTGCCCACTAATATCATCCATATCTTGTTGAAGTCGATCAACTTCTTGTAAGACATATGGAGGTAAGTTTTGCTGTTGAATAGGCGTAGGCGGCGCAAACCCAGGAGTATAAAGAACAACCTGCCCAGGTTCAGAAGTCATCCTACTAACTTCAATAGAACCTTTAGGTGCCATTAATTGAAGTTTACCCATGCGATTCTTGTTCTCAATAATCTGAGAACGAGTACGATTATACTCTCGCTGAGGAGCAATTAAATCTTCAATTACGCTGGAACCATAAAACTTTCCAGAAGGCACATGCTCTAACTTAGAGAACGGGAATTCGCCGTGCTTATAAGGATAGGTATTAGTTAAGTAAACAATCCTATCGCCAATAACTTGGAACATTCCACCATTAGGAAATTGTGGGTGTCCCTTTGGTTTAATCCACACTTCAATACAGAGAACAGCGTTCTTTGAATTAGGACTCTGCGCACCAATCATTCCCATAAATGAATCTTCAAGAATATTGGACGCAGCATTAACATCAGCCTCAATCTTAGATAATTGAGGATATGACATACGTACCCAATCCACGGATTTAGTAGTTACGTGAATTAAATACGGTTGTTCCTCTAATTCTTCTGTATCAAAGTCTGGAATAAAAACATGGAATGGTGTTGTGGGTTCAATGCAAAAGTCACCCTTGTCGCCAAGAGTTGACTTCTTACTAGGATCCCAATAGTCCTTAATGAATCCTGTGCCACAAATTGCAGCCCACCACTCAGCACGACGAATAATAGTCTTGACTCGCTTATCGGAATAAACTGAGTCAAAGATTTGTTCGCCTACACGAGCCGCTGTTAAATCTTCATCTTCCGTACTAGCAGGTACAACGTAAAACCGCGGCTTCTGCGCAACCGTCTTAGCAATCTGAGTACGAATGATTTTACGAATCTTATTAATAACTAAACGCACACGCCACGGAGGCGCTTTGGGAACTGTAAGTCTGAAACCCGTAGGTGACGCAGATGTGGTTGCAATAGCGACATTCTGCTTACCAAAATAAAATGCAAGATTAATATACCACTGTCGCTCAATAGAACGACGGGCATTCTTAATCTTGCGATATTCTTCGTTAGCCCAACGGACTAATTGTTTTTCAAAGTCAGTCTGAATACTTACAACCGACGGCTCAGACGGTGCCGTCGTCCCTCGGGATAAATCCGGCGTCTGCGAGGTCGTCGGATAAGTCATCTAAGTCCCCAAGTTCTTTACCATTAAGTCTAGCCCACTGTTCTGCTTCTGCTAAGTCAGTTCCTGTTGCTACGTACTCAGAGGTCGATAATCCCGATGCTAGAGTTGTCGCTTGTAGGGCTTGGAATGTCATCGGGTCTTTGCTCACTAACAGGTTCGTTAAGTTCTGATTCTGTTTCAGTAACTCCGCCTGGGAATTCAACGACTGTTCCACCAACGGTTTCATCAATAAGCGCTGGTGTCTCATCTGTTGAGCCTGAAACAGTAACAGAATTATCAACGTCGCCAATAGTATTACGAAGCATCCGATAATTAGTGAGGTGTTCAACTGCGGACTCCAAATTCTCAAGTGACGCTTTAAGGATTTCGTTTTCTTGAGTTAACTCTGAAATATATTGTGCTAACTGAGTTGCTTGCTCAGGAGAAATAAAGCCAAATAACCTAGCAAACTCTCCTGCACAATCAGCACAAAAATAAAGAGTACCAAAGAATTCAAAATCTAAGCGGGCGTCCGCAAAGCCCTTCTCATGTTCAAACTTACCGCAAATACCGCACTTGCCAGGAGAGGCGATAGGATTAGAAATTAACTGAATCCTAGCCGCCCCTCCCGGCTGTGCTTCCGAGGTTATAGACATTTAAATCCTTAGACCGTAACGGTCGTAGTGGTCTGAGTGTCACTACCGGGTGTAGGAGTTTCTGTCTCGTTCTCGTTGTAAACCGTAGTCTCTTCCTCTGCTTCCGGTTCGCCACCGGGAACAATAGTAGTAAGAGTGCTAACGGGATCAACCTTCTCTACAGGAGCAACAGCCTGCGAAGATGGGTTAGAGAAAGAGTTATCAATTAAATGATTCTCTGTCACTAACGGAGTACCTGCAACTGCGGGCGGGTTCTTAAGATCGGGCTTGCGACCTTCCTGCTTAGCCCTAAGTTCCTCAGCATCCGCACGCTCCTGCATATCTAAGTAAACGCCACCCGCGCGTCCCTTAGTTCCATCGAACGGAGTATAAAAATCCGTTTCGACTTCCGACCCAGGCTCAGCGTCGCTTAACTCCTGAACCTGAGTATTCACGTCGCCCTTGCTTAACGAGGGGTTTACCGTGGCCGACACAATACCTCCAAAAGAAAGTAGGACAGGTTTAACCATACCTGCCCTACTTCCTACACCAAAGGATTTGACTTATTAAGTTATTACCATTCTCCACCTAATTCGTCGTCGCTAAATTCACCGTACTCAGATGACCAAGTAGTATGCCTACGAGCGTTAAGTAACTTAGGTGTTACTGTTTCACCAAACGGTTGCTGTGCGCCCATAAGTTGCTGCACTCGTTGATCTAATGGTACTTCGGTAACTGGCGTAAGGTCCGGCCTAGACATAATAAAGTATCTTGCACTATCACAAGTGTGGTCATCTTTCTTAAGCGGTTCTTCCATAGGATTACTACGGTCAGCAACCTTCTTGTTAACGTGAGTTTTCCAACGGTAACGTTGAATCTCACGAATAAAGTTGACGCACTTCGGAGAAATCATCCAGTTAGGGTAGCCAGTCTTATCTATTGTAAGATAGCGAGCCATTCGGCTAATACCGCCACGCACGTCATTGTTACCAAGTAAAATAGGAATCCCGAACTTAGTATATTCTTCCTGTATAGATGTACCTGTAATGGGATCAGTGTTCCTAATAGAAGGATCGCCGATATAAACGTCAGGAGGTCGTGTGTGTTCCAAATTAAGTAAGTGAACTTGCTTAGCGTGAAAGTCGATTGTTTGGCCTGAAAGATAGTGTTCATCAAAAGTCACAATTCTATTCTCAGGACTCACAGCATGAAATAACCATGCTGTAGGATTATTAAATCCGTGGTCAAGTGAGCCGTACCATTCCCAATGCATAATCTTACTAAGGTCAACTGGCTCTTTAAGAACGTGAGAGTTAACATGAAACATCTTATAAATTAAACCACCGACGTGAACAAACTTACCTTCAATACGTGCTTTACGTTCGTCCTCGTCTAGACCTTGAGAAATAAACTCAATCTCCGTTTGACTTAAATAAGGATTCTCATGCGTATCAATTTCAACAACTAGAATTGTAGGATCGGAACCTTTTAATCCAGGCTCGTAGATATCATCGTAAACCCACGTCATACCTTCTACGGGAGTCATAGTCATCCACCAGGAACCACCAACGTCAAGTAATCGCAGATTGCACTCAACGTAAATATCCTTAGGCGGTTCTTCGTCGTAGTGGACGAAATGTCTCGAAGTTCCCGCAAACTTTTCAAGGTCTTGGTCGTAAGACATAAACTCAATAAACGACCCGTTGGCAAGAGTAAGTGTACGCAAGTTTTTGTCGTAGGAATCTGTCCATGAACCGTTAATAAGTAAACTCGGAGGGCACCATCGTGAAAACTCAGGGAGAGCAATCTTCTCGATACCTTCAGTGATAGAAACTGTAACGTATCGTCCGCGAATAGGAACGTCAGGAACTTTTCTATAGGGGTGTTGTCCTCTAAGCCAGTAAATATCTTCGACAATTCCTCCGGTTGTCTTACCGGATCGGTTACCTCCAATGTAAAGTTTCCTCCTCGCCGAACTAGAATGAAACTTAGTCTGCTTGGCATGAGGACTGTAACGGTGAATGTTAGGCCGATTAATTCCAGCCTTTAACTTCTCACCTACAAGTCTGAAGGCTTCAGCATCACTAAGAGTCTTATTAGATGCTTTCGGCACTTACAGTCAACTCCCGCCTAGTTCCTACTCCTACACCAGATGCTAATGTCAGCAGGTCATCAGCAATTGCCGCGACTTCATCATTGTTAGTAACGTGTCGTTGAATAATCTCAATGACTCGCATTAGCAATCCGGCAACGTCAACCGAGTCACCACGGTTAGGCACATATCGACCTGTGATTTCGTAGTAAAACTTAATTGCTCCGGTGTCGCCGTTTTTAACTCTGTCGAGAAGGGCCAGATGCGCAGTATGGACGTTATCCCCAAGTATGTTTTCGGCACGCTCTCGGAGGTAATTATTGAAGGCAGGGTCACGTAACCACGATTCGTAGAGTTGAGTTGGAACCCGTAAGTCTGCTAACTTCTTCTTAAGACTTCGGTTATCAGTTAAATCTAAAACCGTGTTGGCGGTTGTTAATTGCTGTTCAGTAAGTAGTTCGTTCTGTTTGAAAGTAATCCCGCGCGCCAGTAAGTTCTTCCGAACGTCTACTCGCTCAATAAACTCCTGGTAAAATTTCTCCTTGCATAAACCTAATTCCTCAGCCTTAGCCCCCGAGGGAATCCCGCCTTTACTCAACCACCATTGTTCAATAAAGTTAACTATGTCGAATTCTCGCTCAGTTAATGGCAACGTATCTCACTTCACTTCTCTTGAGAACTTTGAAACTATTGTAGGCTTCCGCCAGATCGTTAAGTGTTCTGCTCTCGTAACCTGATTCAAGTAACGCAGCAATTAACTGATCTGGAACCGACTCCATAATGCCGTGTTCGAACTTATGCATCACAGCCGGATGAACACAGTATAACCTACAAATAGCGCGGGCACTTGTAATTCCGCTACACTCCCGCCAGTTAATAAACGGGTGAATCTCTCCTACAAAGAAAGCCCACGGCTCAATTAACTTAAAATAGTTTTCTTTACGAACCTCTCGTTGAAA